CCAGCGTATTCTACTGAAGATCCTGATACAGAGCTGTCTCTTCCAACTCCACCGGGTCCTCCTGCCGGAGTAGATGTTCCGCCGCTACCACCAGCGCCGCCTCCGCCAGATTGAACCTGAAATCCTCCAGGATTTCCTTGTGGGGGACTAACTGGGGGAGTATTTCCTGCCCCCGAAAATACACCACCACTTCCACCATCTTTTTCTGGGTTACCATAGCCAGAGCCACCGCCACCCGTTGATGTAATAGTGCTAAAAACTGAATTTCCAGCTCTGTCTGAACTGCAATTTCCTGGAACAGGGCCTGTGCCTGCTCCAACTGTGACTGTATAATCGCCAGCTTCAAGTATTAAATTAGAAGAGTCTTCAGAGGTTCTGAAACCTCCAGCACCTCCGCCGCCGCCGGCTCCTCCGCCTGCTCCCCCCGCAACGACTAAATATTGACACTCTCGTTCTATTTTTATACCACCTGAACCGAATCCAAGTATTTGATATCCAAAAGACATATTCTACTCCTTATGCGTCGTTAGCAGCGTCAGTAGTAAAGAATAATTTAATTCCTAATAGTTTTGCATCAGCTGTTAAAGAATCTGCTGATACATCTCTTGTTATTTGGAAGTAAACTTCCTCATCTGTACTTGGTGAGCCTGCTATTGTTATTGCTCCACTTTCTGCTGTAACGTCTAAATCATTTGCTGTACCACTGTGTGCTTTTGCTGTAGGTGCTACACCTGTTCCAAAAGCAACGTTAATAGTATCATTGTCCGCACAAGAAACCCCTGCTAACACCCAAGATACAGTTCCTGTATTTGTTGAGTCTGCTGTAAAGAATGCTTGAAAAGTTACTGTGCCTTCATTCCATGATTTAGGAAATGCAACAGCAAACTGTGCATTTTCATCTGAGTCTTTGTCAAAATCTAAAGTTTTAATTTCAGGTCCATTTGATAATTCAACCTGAGCAAGGTCTGCACATCCGTTTGTAGTGTTAGGATACATAGCAACTGCTGGAATCCATATAGATTCTTTTCCTGCAATTTTAACTGCCGCTACGTTTCCATCACCATCTTCAGCTCTAATAACTCCTGACCCTTTTGTTTTTAGATCAATACCAATGTTAGTATCACCTCCAGATGCTGTGATTGATGGGTTATTACTTGTTGCAGCATTTGCGTAAGTGACTTCATTAACAGCTGAACTTGTAGCTGTTAAAGTAATTAATTCATTTCCATTTGTGTCTTGAATATTTGTTCCAATTTTAGGAGAGGTTAAAGTTTTATTTGTTAAAGTTTGTGTTCCAGTTGTTGTAACATCTCCGTCTCCAAAAGCTAAAGTTATGATATCCGGATTAGTTCCATCGTTAGCTGATGCAAAAATTAATTGATCTCCTTTGTCTGTAGCAGAAAAAGTAAACGAATCACCAGATCCAGAAACATATTTAAACTGTACTGTGTATGCACCAGAAGTAGAATTTCTTAAAAAATAAAAAGTTTGAACATCTAAAGGTATTGTTACAATTTGATTTCCTGTAATTGTACCAGTAAATTCAATCATTCTGTGAGATAAAACTGCACCAGTTGATCCGTCAGAAACAGATAAAGTTGTTGTTTGTGCACCACCCGCTATTGATTGCTGAGTAAATCCACCAGAAATTTGTTCAATAATTTGTAAATTAGTATTAGTTTTTGTACCCCACGTACCGGCGTTTTCACCAGTTGCTTGAAGTTCTACCCCTAAAGGTGTGTATGTTGATGCCATAATTTATCTCCTATGCAGCGTCAGTATAACTTGTATTTGAGCCAGTTGCAACATCTGTATACGATGTATTTGAACCTGTGTCAACGTCAGAATATGCTTGAATTCCAAAGCCTGAAGCAGTTCCAAATGCAGCTACAGAAGCAGTTGCAGATTGACCTGTTAAAGTTATATCAAAAGTAGAACTAATTGACAACCCTGTTCCTACACTAGAAGTAGAAGATTGTCCTGTTATACCTAAAGTTAAATCTGTTGGATCTATTGATCCAACATTAGACGTTAAAGAAAGTCCAGTTGGTATTACTATAGGATTAGAGTTTACAGTTGGTCCACCAAGACTTACTGTAGCTGATTGACCAGTTAAATCTACAAAAGGACTAGATATTTCAGTAGGATCACCAACAGATGAAGTCGCTGATTGACCTGTTAATTCTAATGCTAAACCAACAACTGGAGATGGACTTCCTATTGAAACTGTTCCAGAAACTCCTGTTAAACTAAATGTAGCATCTGAAACAATTGTAGGAGCACCAACAGATGAAGTTGTAGATTGTCCTGTTAAACCAAGTGCACTTGCAACATCATCTAATGCAAAGAGACCCCAAGAATTATTACCCCAACCTTTAGCACCCCAAGTACTATTACCTTGACCTGCTTCTAATCCAAAACCTGTTAATTCTGCATGAGCATCATTTGATCTACCATAAGCTTCTTCACCCCAGCCATCACGACCCCAACCTGTTTCATTGTAAGCTTCTAAAGATCCAACAGAAGCAGTCATAGATACACCTGAAACTTCTACTGAGTTGTCTGGTATTTCTCCCCACTCTCCAGAGTTCCAAGCTTTACCACCCCAACCTTGTTGAGGTACACCCATATTTGTTCCATCACCAACTGCAGATGTTAATCCGAATCCTGATATGTTTACTACTGGATTAAAACTTTCTCCAAAAGGACCAGCGTTCCAGGTGTTTCTACCCCAACCATTTGATTGAAAAGATAATAGTCCGTCTGCATTTAAAGATGTTGTTAATCCAAAACCTGTAAGAATAGCTCCGTTATCTGTAACTTCTCCCCACTCACCATTACTCCAAGTAGTTCCACCCCATCCTTGCGCAGGAACACCCATGTTAGTTCCATCACCAACAGACGTAGTTAAGTCAAGACCAGTTAAAGAAACGTCGACTCCATTTTGTTTTCCCCAAGAGTTTTGATTCCAAGGAAACACACCCCATGAATCACCTTCTGGAGTGTTCGCTTGTCCACCCATTCCTGAGTGATATTGACAGTAATAGTAAAGTGTAGGTGCACTAGCAGCAACTACAATTTGTACGTAAGCTCCGGATTGTCCTGTTGTTCCACTGGTTGTTACGCCGGTGGTATATTCGCTTCCGCCTGAATGTGTTCCGTTACTTGTAGTTGAAAGTTTAAAAGGGTGAGCTCCCATGGAGCTATCAGAAACATCGAATCTATATGTTCCACCCTCAGCTATATTTATTGTGGGTTGTTGTACACCATCTATAAAATATTTATTTCCCGAATCGGTGCTAACCACCGTTACTGTAAAGGTTCTAGTAACGGACATACCGCGTTACCCCTTTACGCTATACGAATAATCGCGTTAGATGCGTCTGCTGTTGGGAATTGAATTGTAAAAGTTCCGCTTGTTACAGTTTTGTCAGATCCAAAATCGATTACACAAACTGCTGGGTCACCTGAAGCTGAGTCATTAAAAATTAAACAACCTCTAGCAGTAAAAGAAGCAGATGTAAAACTAGTATCTGAAAAATCACAAACTGCTGTTGTGCTATCGGCAACTGGTGTAACGCTAGTAAGCGCGTTTCCTTTTGCTGTGTATCCAGATCCAGAAACTTCGTTAGATGTTGTATACGCAGTTGTTGCTGCGCCTAAAGATGCATCACTTGTGTATAAAGCTAAATTAAAAGTATTTCCAGATGACGCTGTAAAATTGTGAACTCCTTTTAAAAGTTCTACTTTGAAACTTGTGCAAACTGCCGATGTTATTGCCATAATTTATCTCCTAGTTACTACGGCGACGGAGAAGGAACTTTTATACGGACGGTGCCATCAGTGTAGTCATCCCTTTTACGTCTACCTATTTGCTCTGCAGCAAACTTCTGTATCTCTTGTTTATACTTATTTTCATATAGTGTCAACATATCTATTGGGCCTTTTAAAAATCCATATGCTTCTACTAAACACGCATATAGAAGGCCGTTAGGAAAATATTGACTTATATAAGTTGTAGTATTTGAACTAGATAATCCATCTGGGATAGCTGAATAGTGTATTTTAAATTTAAATGTACTACTAGGTGCTGGAGCTATTAGTAAACGGCCCGACGTGGTGTCTGAGACTCCTGTAGCACCACCAAACATAGCATAATATTTAGGTGTTCCTGTTGTAGTTTCAGCTGGAATATATTCTTGTAAATATGTTTCATCCTTTTTCTCTAACCAAGTATTTGCTCCCGTAGCAGCTGATGTAGAAGTATAGACTTGAACACCTTTTACAAATAAAGTTTTTGCAGGAACATTTATAGTTGTTTGTCCAGTAACTAAATTACCAATTTTCTGTTTTTTATATGCATCAATTGGTACATCTCTTAAAATTTTAAATTCTGCATCTTCTATTAATCTATTACAAATAGCTGCAGTTAATACATTTGAATCTACCTCAGTAAAATTTCTTATATCAGTTACTAAATTATCGTAAGTAAATCCTGCCATTATGGTGTTAACGTTACCGGACCTGCCGATACGCTTCCTCCTCCAATATTTGAATCTTCAGTTGCCGTTCCAGCAGCTGTAAATGTATAATTATTAGCATCAACTCTAGTGATTGTAAATCCCACAGATTTATTTAAATCTGAGCTTGTTAATCCAAAAGAACCCTCTGCATTTCTAAATCTAACAGTATCACTTGTAGATCTGCCGTGATTTTCTTCAAATACAGTTACAGTTGTAGAACCACTTGTAATTTTAAATGGATTTAAAGTTAAGACTCTAGCTACTGCTGGCTCTGTTCTATCAGGCCTTGCATTTAATAAACCTTGTGCATCTGCTGAATGTGGTTTTGGTTCTAGTTGTGGGTGTTTCTTTTCAAACTCAGACGTGTGAACTCTAGCGCCATTCCATTCAATAACCATCTCTGAGTATGGGAATTCTTGTCCCGATCTATCTGAAATAAACTTTGCATACTTACCTGAAGATATTGCCATTATGCCTCCGGATAATAAACTTTAGGGCTAATGTAAGTGCTAGATGATGAACCATCTTCTTGCAGTGCTCTTTGTAATTCATCTTCATATAACATTTTTAACATTTGAACTTTGTTAGGATCATTTTTAATTGCAAGATAATATGCTAAACCAGCAACCATACAAGGAACAAAACGATAAGGCACGTCAGTTGCATTTGTATAATCTCCTACATCTTGAATTCTTTTTACATAATAATAATTTATAAATTTTCCTGCCTCACTAGATCCAGGTGTTAAATATAAAGTTATTGTAACTTTATCTATAAATCTTTGAACAAAATATTGTGTTGGAGTCCCTGTAGATGTTTTATTTGATAGAGCTTGATATTGAGATCTGTTTATTTTTGTAAGTGGAGTATCTACATTAGAATTTCTAAAAGAAGCTTCTAGTATATCATCAACACCATAAACAGCTGTGGCATCAGAAGTGCCATCTCCTGTTGATCTAAACATTGTATACACTGCTTGATCAGCAACTAAAGTGATACTATTATTTGCTACTTCCCAATAATGTAAACCACGATTAGCCCATTCTTGAAACATAATATTTAAAGATCGTCTAGCCGTACGTAATTGAAGACCAGATACACCTTGCATACCTATTCTTTCATAAGCTTCTTCGATTATTTCATCGATAGCAAATGTTTTATCAAACGTTGTTGTTCCCGAGGTAGTGTTAGCCATTTAACCTCCTACTTATCAATCAATAAAGTAGCTGCTTCTATGTTTGTAATTGTAGAAACTTTCATTCCACCTGGAAATAATATCCCATCTTCTGGAATATTCATTGAAAAAACATCTCCATTAGGAACGTCAGCTTGGAACAAACTTGTGCTATCTGTGTTGTCTTGAAGAATTATAGTACCAGCACCACCTGCATCAGATGCTAATACAATTCCTCTAAGTCTAGTTCTTCCAGCGAATACCGCCCCTGTGGCTGTAACTCTAACTGCTTTTACATCACCCTTCATAATTTTTATTCTCCTTAAAATTTAAATATGGGCCCGAAGGCCCATATTAAATTAATTATTAACTTACTGCCGCACTAAACGGAGTTGCTGGTGTTCCAGTACAACCTGAAATCACGTCAACTTTCCATTTACCTGAAGCAATAACTGTACATTCGATTTTTGCAAATGTTACACCACCTGTTGTACTACCATTTAAAGTAATAGTGTCAGATGTTGAAGCTGTTTCAAAACCAACCATGTTATCAGAAGAATCATCAATGAATGATGCACTTCCGATCATAACGTCAGTTGCATTTGCAACTTGTACAACAAGATCTCCAGTCTTCGTAATTGAAGAAAAGATTTCAAATTTTGCACCAACGTTAGATAAGTTGTTTAGATCAGCACCTGGTCCTGCAACTGCAGAATCAGAGTTTGCATTTGTTGCTGGTAATGTGTAAGTCACCGCTCCCGCTGCATCATTGTGTACAATTTTACCTGAATGGGTAGCAACTGTTAATGATACGCTTGAATCAGCGTCTACGACATTAGCCGGACCTGTAGTAATAAATCCTGCTTTGGATGTTACTGGTCCTTGGAACGTAGTGTTTGCCATAGTATTTATCCTCCTAGTTACGTTTATGTAGTCTCTAGGCCGTCGACTATACGCGTCTACATAAACTTATTTGTATAGTTAGTTTTATATATACTAGATTTTAATAGAGCGCAAGAGAGCCTACGATGTGAATTGAATTTATTCAACGATGTAGCTTTTTATTAAGTAGCTACAGAAACT